ATTGCCACCAGTTTGACCAATATGTAGATGTTAATGCTTTTACTTTTGCTGCTTCTATTTCTTGAACTATTGTTTCTGATAATGCTTCATTATCTAAATAAGTTAATGTAATAAAATCTACATCTGATTGCGTTAATATTTCTTTATCAACCCAAAATGCTGAAGTAGGATTATAATCTAACCATATATCACCTGAAGTTCTAATTGCTAATTGATAATAGCTTTCAAAATCTATATTGTTGCACTCATTAACATATAATATTGTTCTTCTTGCACCTCTTAATTTATCTGGCTGGTCTACACTAAAAAATTCAATATAACTTCCATTTGCAAATGTATATTTTAAAGTAGACTTATTAAACTGACTATCATTATACCTACCTAATGCCATTATAATCTTTAAGAAGTCTTTTAATGCACCCCTACGCAAATGTGGAATGCTTTCAGATACAACACTAATTTCTAAATTAGGTTCTTTAATTGCCTTATCAATTAGTAAAGGTAGAATACCAAATGTTTTACCAGCTGATGTTCCACCTCTAATAACTTTAATACGCTTCTTTAAACGTAATAACTTTCTAATTGCAGTAGTTAATATAAACTCCATAAAACTATTGCTTAAACTTCATCTAAATCAATATTAAAGATAGGTTGTTCATTTGTTAAAGTTATATCTTTTGTCTCTCTTGGTTTACCTGCATAGTAATTATAAAATAATTGTGTGAATTTAAAATCACCAGCATCTAATCCAGCTTCTAATGCTTTAAATGCTTTTTCTTCTAATGGTTTTAATCTTTCAATTAGTTTTACTTCTTCTGCTTTTGATGGTCTACCTGCACCTTCTCTTTTGCCACCATAGTTATTATCATTCATCTTGAAAAAATTTGATTATTCAAATTAAAAATAAACATTTTTGTTTATTGTTTATACAACTTACCTAATTCAATAGCTATTTGTTTCCATTCATCTAAACCCTGTTTAATATAACCACTTACTACAAATCTATTATATTCTTTGCTATACTTATTGTAAAGTATGTTTGCTCTATATTGTGGTGTCATTAATTTCCTTTTTTAATTAAGTAATACCATAAAGATATTAATTTTTCTCTTATAAATTCATAAGCTATTATTACTAAAATATATTTCATAAGTTTACTTGTATTTTCATTATTGAACAACTTATTTTATGTTTACCATTTTCTAAATCACAATATCTACATTTACCATTAGGATAAAACATATCACAATTATCTGCATCACTTTCTCTATTAAATATTCCATAAGATTGCCAATAATCTGATGCTGGTGCTGTAAACCTATAACAGTAATCCTTTGAAGGGCATAAACTATCATTACATTTTGCTATATCTGCCATAACTAAAATTTTATATCTATTATTATTAATACTATTGCTATTGATATTTCATTGCTACCAATTACAATTCCTAAACTAAATTTGTCGGTGTAGTTTGTTTCTATTGTCATCTTATTAAAGTTTAATGTTTCTATTCATTTTATATAATGCTTGTAATCTTTCTACAATTATTTGCCATTGTTCTGTTCCTTCAGTTTCTAATAGTAGTTGTTGTATGTTGTTTACTATGTTGTAATTGTTTCTTGGTTTTTGTAAGTTAGTAATTGTTTCTTTTAAACTTTCTATTTCTTGTTCCATATTAAATATGTAAACATTTAATCTTTCTATTTCTTGTTCATTAGATATATTACCAAAATACTCTATTGGTTTATAATTTAATCTTTGCAATACTTGTTTTCTAAATAATTTTAGTGTTGGATTAAATTGTTCAAACATATCATAGTTCTTTAATGAATGTAATACAGTTGCGTGGTCTTTTCCTACTGAAGCACCAATAGATTTTAATGTTTTATTTTTATCTATTTGCTTTAATACTTTATAATATATTGCACGTGCTTCTATTGTTTCTCTTTTACGTGTTACTTCATTTATATCTACACCTGTTATTTCTTGTATTGCTTTTTTTAGTTCTAATGTTATTTGCGTTTCCATCTAATTTTTATTTTTTGTTTTTTACTTTGTTTTATTAATTCTGTTAGTATATTAAATAATACTATTTCTAATGCTAAATGTATACCTTGACATTCTTCGTATAATTCTTCTGCTTCATACTCTTTTAATATTAATCTTATTTTTTCAATAGAAGTTCCTTGTTCTATTTCATATAAGGTAATATTATAATGTTCTGTTGCTATATCATTCATTAGAATAGCTTTTGTTGTGCTACGTGGTTTTGTATTCTTTGCATAGCTTTGTCGAAATACTCTTTATCTAATTCACAAGCAGTTAATTCAAATTTATAATCGTGACAAGCTATTGCAATACTTCCACTACCTAAATGTGTGTCAAGTATTTTAAAATTACTTTCTTTTGCATATAAATCTAATATCCATTTATATAAATAAATTGGTTTTTGTGTTGGATGCAACCTTACTTCATCTGCTCCTACTATTCTTTTTTTACAAATTTTAGCAGGTGAGTTAAAAGAAGTCCAAGCAAATTCAGCCATAGCCATAGTAAAGTCTTGTGGCTGTACTTTATCCCATACTAAAAAACAACTTGTAGGGTATAAATATTCAATCATATAATTTGCTCCCCAAATAATTTGATTTTTACTAACCCTAAATAACTCTTCAAAATATTCTTTTTGTGGTATTGAATTATCTTCACCAGCAAATTGTTTATAATCTTTTTTAGAGTTACCAATTTTACCACCACCCATACCAATTCCGTAAGGTGGGTCGACTATTGCCAAATCAAAATAGTTATCAGGATATCTTGCCATCAATAACATATTATCTTCATTTGTTATTGTTATTTTATCTGTTATTTTCATTTTTTAAAAGTGTATAGTAAGTTAATTCTTTTTCTATTGCTGGTTTAAAATCAGTTATAGAAGTTAATGCTGGATGATTATCATTTGCCATTTTATCATATTCTCTTAATAAATGTTCTATTGCTTCTAAATCCTTATTTGTTTTTACATAAGCTACATTAATTAATTCTCTAATACAATATGCTTGTATTTTTCTTGAACCATATTTACTAACAAGTTCAGAAAATCTATTTAGCAAAATTAAAGAAAAATTAACATCTTCTATTTTACATTCACCCTTTTTAAATTTATCATTTACTGATTTACCAAAGAAACAATTTATAACATTACCTACTGATATATTATTTGAATTACTTAAATAAGCATCGTAAACTATTTTATAATCTTTATTATCTTTAGCAAATGCCTTTAAATAATCTAATTTAGTCCAAGCTCTATTTGCATTGTTTAAATTAATAATACATTCTAAATGTTCAGAAGTATCTTTTGTATCAATCCAATCAACTATATAAACTGGAATTGTTTTTTGTTTTAACATTTTAGCAGTTTTTATTCTATGATGTCCTTCAATTACATCACCATTACTTGAAATAACTATTGGCATCATCCATCCAAATTCATTTAATTTTGTTTTAAATGCTTCAGAATGTTTTAAAAACAAATCCCTATTTACATTTGCTAATTTTAATTTATTTATTGAATAATAAGCATTAAATTCACCTCTTTTAATTTCTGTTGTTTTCATTTTGTTTTTGTTTTAAATTGTTTTTTAATTGTTAAAGTATTCCTCTTAATACATATTGGTTTAAATCCATATCTTCTTCACCAAAGAAATATTTATAGTTAGATATTGCTTGTTCTAACTTTGCTTCACCTTTAGCGTAAAATTCATCTGAACATTCAAAGATTGCTATATCTAAACTTCCTTTGTCTATTGCAACAAATAAGAAGTCATCAACACCAAACATCTTTTTATATAAATATGCTTGTAAATCGTAGCTATATTTATCAGCACTATACCTAAAGTCTTTAACACCTGTTGTAGTTTTTAAATCTATAATCATATTTGGCTTTAATATATCTGCTTTTGCTCTAAATGGAATGCCATCAATCATTTCAATAGCTGGAATTTCTGTTTGTGATTTACTCATTAAAGATACAACTTCATTATTTTTCATAAGTGCATCAGTTAAACGTTCTGCATCTTGATATTCTTTTCTTGTGTATACTTCTAAACCTTGTTCTTTTGCAAGTTTGTATTCTTTTCCAGCTTTAGTTGCTACATCTACAATTACTAAATCATTTAGTTTGTGTGGTTCTAATATCATTGTATGGAATAGTTTACCATCCCTTAATGCTTGGCTTTCATCAGAACCATATTGTGTAACGTATTTATATGTTTTAGGTGAACTAATAAGCATCTTTGCTGAAGAACTACTTAAAGCATTTTTACCTAAATATCCATAATAGAAACTATCATCATACATATTGTCTAATAGTTCTTGTTTATCCCATTGTTTATTGTCAAAAGTTGTTATCATATTATCTAATTTTAATGTTGTTTAATAAATCATAAGTATTATCCATATCTAAAACTTCCCTGATTTGTTGTGCATAATTATCTGACGCATTCCATTCGTTAATCAAATCTTGCTTAATTGATTTTAATAAAGTTATTTGATATATGTTATCTTCACTTTGTAAATCTATAAGGATATCTAATTTTCTAATAATTTCTATTTTCATCTTAAATTACGTTTAAAAGGATTAATGAACCAGTGAAAAATACAACCCATAATAATAATGCTAATGCGAAATCTTTTAATAATGTTTTCATAATGTTTGTTTTTTTAATTGTTAATTGTTTAGCAAATATAAACAAGTTATTAATATAAAAGTGTTAATGAAATGTTAAAGTTTTAAATAAAAAAAGGATAGCTATTGTGCTACCCTTAATTTGTGTTGTATTGCTCTAATTTTATCATTTATCTTTTCATCATTTAAACCTTTTAAATATAATGAATTTCTTTTCTTAATTAAATAACTTAAAGTGTATTCTAATTCTAATGCATCAAATTCTATTTGTTGTTCTCTATCCATTGTTCTTGTTCTTTTCTTAAATGTTGTAATTCTCTTTCTAAATAATCTATTGCTTTTTCCAAGTCTTTTATATGTGTGCCTTTATGTTTTGCTCTTGCTACATACTTTATAACGTTTCCTTCATTAAAGTTTAAATCATAGTCTTTTATGAAGTCTATAACATCGTAGTTCTTTTTGTTGTTGTAATGTACTGGTATCATTTAAAATAATTCTTTAGTTACTATATGATTTTCAATTCTTTTTTTTGCTATTTCAAAATAATTATTATCTTTTTCAATTCCAATAAATTTTCTGTTTAAATTTTTACAAGCTACTCCGGTAGTTCCTGAACCCATTGTAAAATCTAAAACAGTTTCGC